GCTGTTGCTTGGACCAATACGATGTAAATTTGGATGTGAATATGCCATAATTTATTCTCCTATTATTGGTAAGAAACAGATACGGTACCGTCACCATCTCTGGAAACAGCGCCAGCCTTCATCACACCATTACATAGCCAGGATGTTTTTTGTGCAACGTAGTTCACTTCGGTTTTTATATCAAGACCGATAGCCAGACCGATCGCACTCTTATGCCACGCAAAACCTTCCCAAGTTGAAGAAGCATAAGGTAAACCACCTTCAGTTCTTGACTCGATAATGTGCCAGTTGAAACCCATATATGTATTAAGGTCACCGGCCATTAGTGCTTTCACACTGTTATAGTCGGAACTGGTTACAGTAGATAAGTTGAGCATATCCTCAAGACCGTCAGCTGAAACCGCTATATGGCGATCTCCACTTGGTACACCTTTGTCGTTAAGGTGTTTTGAGGATGTGATAACCTTGGCTAGTGTCATGCCACCACTACCATGAGCAATTGTTCCGGCGGGTGAAGATTCAGCTCCTAGCGCATCAATGATAAGTTGATCTAATCTGCGACCAAGAGCTCCTGCGATAGTCGATGCTAACTCAGTTTTCTCGTCGAAGTTTACTTCAGCTTGATCAAAAATATCAGTGTACTCTGGCGCGTTCCAGTTGCCTAGTGTACAGCTGATAAGGCTGTGGCTAACATCCATCGGTGTAACATCCGCTTGGCTTGGTTTCTGGTTTGCCAGACCTTTGCCCATTTTGCGGAATTTATATATGTCACCAACCACATTGTTGCGGATAGTAACCGTATCACGAAGCGAGCCTGCGGTTTGAAACGCGTGCTTGACTTCGCTATCGAATAGCTGCTGAGCAGCTGATGATAGAGTTTTAGACATAGTATGTCTCCCTGTATAATTAAATTTTCATGCCGGGTGTCCGCACTTACGGGCCGATAGTCCTAGCTGGCATGGGCCTTTAATTAAGGGTGTCCACTATGCTGGATTCCATTATTATAAGATACATTTTGTCACTTGTGCAACAATTTGTAGTTTTTTTAATGATAGCTGCTTACGGCAGCCACTCGCACTTTGACTTACTCGTTGGGGTAAAGGAGAAAATATTGGAGAGAACCCCATTAACCAGGACAGTGAACCCGATCAATCTCTTGATAGGCTAAGTAGCCTTCACTATATTGTTTTAAAGTCTTAGCATCAGCAGTTATTATTTCTTGTACTCCACCATCACGCGCTTGCATCCAGCCAATCTGAAACGCAGGCGGTTTTTTTTTAATCTCCTCGCTCAGCGGCGGTTTTTTTTTACTCTCAATCGCCATAGAAGTCTTTAAATTTCTGTTCGACTTCTTTGCGATATGCTGGTGATTCCTGGTATTTAGGATCACTAAGTAATTCATTAAGTGAATCCTTGGTCATTCCCGGATCCCTTACTTCATTTCCTTTCGGCATTCTTCCTTCGCCACTCTTAGCTACTAAAGTTTCCAGTACCTCTACACCACTGGCTGATGTTGCTAGAGCTTTAAATCCTTCAAATTGGTCTTTATTCAAATTGGCTTTACCCCAATCACCAAGATCACGCAACCTGGCTTGAGCATTTGTTCCTAGTGCCTGGATCTCATTCTCCCTATATCCATCAGTGTCCCCAACTTCTTGTTGAATCCAGCCATGCAGCAACTCGGAAAATGTTTCTTGACTCATGTTCGATTGCTTTGCAGCTTCTTGAAACCAGGTCATTCTTGGATCTTCAAGATCGAACTGGCCTTCAACTCCTTCCGGCAACGAGAGTTCATACTTGTCCGGTGATCCTGTGAATCCACCGAATTTCTTTTCCAGTTCGGCATAGGCTTTCGCCTGATCCTCTACTGATTTATATTTATCTTTCAACCATTCGGGTTTTTCACCTTCATCTGTTGTCTCTGCTGCAGCCTCAACGGGAGTTTCCTCGACAGCCGTTTCTTCTGTTGATATTTCTTCTGCTGGTGTTTCTTCAATTAAAGTTTCTTCTTCACTCATTGAGCTCTCCTAGATTATTTTTTTTTCTTATCGCCAGCCAAAGCTAATTGCTCATAAATCTGTCGAACAATTGTATTTTGACCTTCTCTTATCCCGGCACCGAACTGTGACGAGTTTGGATTCAGCACTGGACGATCAAGCGTAATTGCTGTTAATCGATCCAGGACATATTTGCCTGCATCAGTGCTAAAACATTCTAAAAACTGTCCCGCTATTTCACGCGATTTTGCCTCATTCTTTTTTTGCGCCTTCTTAATAGCAGGGCCATTAAGATCAAGCGACTCCCAACTGTTGTCCACCTGTATCTGTCTCCTGTGCTTGTGCTTGTTCTTGCATTGCTTGAGCTGCTTGTTCCTGCATCTCATTTCTCTCCGCTTCAGATCTTAATAATTCCTGGTCGATTCCTAGTTTCTGTCCGATCCAGCCTGGTAGATCCTCGATCTTAGTGCCTAAACCAAAGATCTCTGGTCCTAATCCGATCGTCATTTCCATATATTGCTGGATTGCTAATAGATCTTCCTGGTCCTGTGCCCTGGCTAGTGGCGATGTATGTTTGATTGTTACCTCACGACCATCAACCTTGAAGTCTCCGAGCTTACCGTTCTTGCGTAGAATGTACACCGCTCGCTTAATGATCTTTTCGAGGAACTCAGTCTGTAACCTGGAGAATGCTGCGCCTGCATCCATTACCAATTCTTGACCTCGCAACGACATCTCTGTAGCTGTCTTGGTTGGAGAATCCATCCCGCCATACGGTTCAGCAAACAAACATTTGTTGATGCTTTCCCTTAGATCCTCGACAGTCAATTCGGCAACATTGAAGTCACCAGCACGATCAAGTGGGCGCAAAGTTGGATTTGAATTATCATTAGAGCCGACCGGAATCGCTGTACCTGGTTCCAGTGTAATATTGTATGGATTGATTACTCCATCGTCAGTGACCGTATAAACCCCGGCAATCGCCAGTGCAGCATTGCGAAGGGAAAACTCACTAACCTTATTTACAGTTTTGATCGCTGGTAGGATCTGCATCACTCTACCACGACCAAGGATCTCACCTGGTACAACCATCTCGCGGAATACGATCCAGGGCGATACCTCATAATAACGGACAAAGGCAATCTTCTTTTGTTTCTTTTCGATCACACATTGATAATAAGCATTCTCTTTTGGCGCGAATATGGTCCCTTCGATCAGTGTTATCTTTTTATCCGGATTGTCAGTGACTTGGGTTTTTGTCTGATCAGATAATTCTGCACCTGGCCAGATCCGATCAATATGCCTAGCAGGAACACTATGAGTCCGCCAAACAGTTTCGATCGTGCCGCGTGGTCCTTCTTCTGGATAAAGATCAGCCAACGGAACTGATGTGAAATGTAGTAATGAATCACCACCTGGTTCCGCTTCTTCGAGCATTAGAGCTCCGGTTGAAACACTCAGATCTAATAAAGCTTCATTCGCTTGGGTGGCAAAGTTTGAATGATTGATATGATCAAATAGAATATCAGTGGCTTCATCGAGATATGATTGAATTTCATCTTCTTCTTCAACAATCTCGGAACCAACAACCAACTTTGACCATTGTCTCCAGGGTGGAATCAAAGTGGCTTGGACTCTGGAAGCGAACTTCTGCACTCCGACCACTGCGGTTGAATCGTAGATGTCCACATTCTTTTTTTGTCCTGGCATGTGCAATGAGAAATTCTCTCGCTGCGGCAAGGCCATATCGTAACATTCTCTTAAATGATTGATCCAGGGTTGCTTGCGAGCGACAGCTGCATCATACCTGGCTATTAGTTCTTCTACTGTCCCCAGTTCTTTAGGAACCTCAAATTTACTCATAAATTACCCCAGGGTTGTTCTAACACCTCTTTCATCGCCAGAGATCAAAGACATCCGACCACGCTTCTTCCGTTTTGCAGCTTCTTTGCGAGCTTCTATTTTTACGTCAAGGTCTTTCTCTTTCTTTTCCTGTTTGACTTCAGCTTTCGTCTTAGCTGGTGGTGGTGGTGGTGGTGCTGGTTTCGATCTGCGTCCCATATCGTGGCTCCTTTAACAAGTATTTAAAAAGTTGATACGGTCTGTAGATCCACCAGGTTTTAATTCCTCCAACCCCCAGAAGTCCTTTCATTTGCTCGACACAAGTGAAAAGAGTGGGCCAAGGATTTCTAATCCTGGAATGATCTTGCCGCACATTAACGTGAATTATAACACTACAATTCGTAACATTGACAACATTTTGTATCTTATCTTTTGGACCAAAGGGTAATATTTCGATAGTTGTGGCTCCTAGACGTGGATTAAATGAGATCCAATTGAAACCATCCCAACGGACCGCCCACACATGACGAAAGCCTGGTTGTAAGAGATCTGCGAGTAACCAGGGCATATCACCATGCTCGAAGATCACATACCAATCGGTGTATTCGTAATACCAATCATCCAGAAATGAGACTTCTTTCAACCAACTCAAAAAACGCTCCAGTCCTGTTTCAATATCGCAGGACCAGTAACTCCTTCATGCTTCTTGTCGATCCAGGCAACTGCGAAATATCTGAAAGCATCAGCGCCATGAGAACTC